ATTGTTTGTTTGTAAATTATGGTGATGGTAAATGGTTTCATACCTCAGAAGTACAGAAACAGGAAGAGCATGAGGGATATGATTTAATCTACACGCTTAATTCTGTGTATAAGGTAACGCCAATATTTACAGCAATATCTGGATTACAAGAAAAATATTCAATTTAAAAGATATGAAAAAACTACTATTGTTAATAACTGATTTTGTAATATCTTCTGTTTTGATACTGATATATAGAAAATTAAGTTAAATTTTGCACTATTGAGTGCACACTGGTTAACATACATTGCTAAATATCACAACGAATACTTGAAGATAGTACGAAGTTGGGGAGAAAGTGACTATGCAGAAGATATAGTGCAAGAGATGTATTTACGAATCAATCGTTATACTTCCGAAGATAAGATAGTCAATAATGGAGAAGTCAATAAGGCTTATGTTTGGTTTGTGCTTAGAAATATTTACAATGACCTAAAGAAACACGGAAACAGAATTGACATCGCAAGGTTATCAGATAAGTTTGATGTAGAGGATGAAGAATTAGATGAAGCAAAACACGGATACGAGATATTTAGTCAACGATTAAGCGATGAGATAGATACTTGGCACTGGTATGATGCAATGTTATTCAAAGTCTATAAGGATTCAGATATAACAATGCGTGAACTTGCAGATAAGACTAAGATAAGTTTATCTTCAATATACAACACACTAAAGAACTGCAAAGAGAGAATACAAGAGAATTGCAGTGAACACTACGAAGATTTCCTAAATGAAGATTACGAGAGAATTTAAGTATCGCATTGGTCAGATAGTTTATCTTAAGACAGACTTTGAGCAGTTAGAAAGAATTGTTATAGGCTATATGATACTTTATGGATTCCATCAGTACATTTTGATGCAAGGTATAGATCAAAGCAATCATTTTGATTTTGAGATAGCAGAACACAAAAACGTATTATTTACATTAAACTAATGAAAGTATTAAACATAGAGGAGTATTACGAACAAGGAGAATTGATAACTATATTCACAGTACTCCATAAAGGAAAGACTGAATACATAAGGATACAAAAACACGAAGCAAAAAACATAAAGAACGAAAAAGAGTTAATTAAATATATAAGCAATGAAACAAGTAGATAAGTTTCTTAAAGAGCAGTTAGAAGATATAACTGCCAAGATTGGAGTAATAGGAAAGCAGGATAGATTAAACACAGTTGACTATCATTTTCTAATCGGATTATTAATGGGTGTTAACTATTTATTAGAGCAAAATGGCAAGGGGAAGAAAACCAAGTAAAGGACTCGGAGATACAGTAGAGAAAGTACTTGAAGCAACAGGTATTGCACAAGCAGTAAAATTTATAGCAGGAGATGATTGTGGATGCGAGGAACGTAAACAGAAACTTAATGAGTGGTTTCCTTATAAGAAGCCTCAATGCTTGAATGAGGATGAGTATAATTACCTACATACTTATTATGCAGAAACACGGAACGAAATAAACGTAAGCACACAACAGATGCTCTTGAAGATATACAATAGAGTATTCAATACGAATAAAAGACCTACATCTTGTTCAAGTTGTTTCAGAGAAGTTCATGCAGAGTTAGCAAAAGTATACAATACATACAAAGAAGAAAATGCCAATACCTAAACCACGAAAAGGGGAACATAGAAAAGAGTTTGTTCAACGATGTATGCTTGACCATAAGATGATGCAGGAGTACACCACTTCACAACGATATGCAGTGTGTCAAGATTCCTTTAATACGAAACTTGCAGAAACACGAATATCCTTCGACTATGATGGCACATTCTCAACAAAAGAAGGATTTGGCTTAGCAAAGAAACTAAACGAATCTAACAACGTTTATATCATAAGTGCAAGAGATAACAAAGTTCATATGCTTCAAAGAGCAAAAGAAGCAGGTATACCAGAAAGCAGAGTATACGCAACAGGAAGCAATGAGAAAAAGATTGAGGCAGTAAAGCGATTAGGTATATCAAGACATTACGATAACAATGCTGATGTAGTAAAAGAATTAGGTAATATAGGAAAGAAATTCTAATATGGAAATAGTAAAAATATCACAGGTTAAATCTAATCCAAAGAATCCAAGAATAATAAAAGATGATAAGTTTAAAAAACTTGTTAAGTCAATACAGGAATTCCCTGATATGTTAAATAAGCGACCTTTAGTAGTATTTACTGATACTGATGGTAAGTTTATTGTGCTTGGTGGTAATATGCGTTTAAAAGCGTGTAAAGAAATAGGATTAAAAGAAATACCTATTATAGTTGCAGACGAATGGACAGAGGAACAGAAACACGAATTCATAGTTAAAGACAACGTAGGCTTCGGAGAGTGGGATTGGGATATGTTAGCGAATGAATGGGACACCGAAAAATTACAAGATTGGGGTTTAGATTTGCCAGTTTTTGAAGTTGATGAAGTAATAGAAACCGAAGAAAAAACAAAAAAACTTTCAGACCGTTTTATTATACCTCCGTTTTCTGTTTTAGATACAAGACAAGCAATATGGCAGAATAGAAAAAGTTTTTGGAATGAAATATTAAACGATAATGGGGAAACAAGAGAGGAAGAGGATTTCTCAATAAGAAGGAATACAGGAATACAAAAAAGAAATAATGAAATAGCCACAGACAAACAAAAGCAATTTCAATATAATGACAAAAATATATCTTTATTTGACCCAGTAGTTGCAGAATTGTTTTTCAGTTGGTTTTGCAAAGAAAAAGGATTTGTTATAGATTGTTTTTCAGGGGATACAAGGAAGGGAAATGTTTTTACATACTTAGGAGGTAGCTTTACAGGTATAGAATTAAGAGAGTCACAAGTTAATTACAATAATTTAAAATCAATAAATAACGCAAAATGGATATGTGATAATGGAGTAAATATAAAAAATTATATTTTTGAGAAAACTGCAGATATGTTAATATCTTGTCCTCCATACTTTGATTTAGAAGTTTATTCAGAATTAAAAGAAGACGCTAGTAATCAAAATGAGTATATTGATTTTATAAAAATATTAAGAGACGCATATTCAAATTCTATTGATTGTTTAAAAGAAGATACTTTTGCTTGTATTGTTATTCAAAACATAAGAAAAATAAAAGCAGGGTTATATATAGATTACTACCCATTTAAAGAAGATATTATTGATATATTTAAAAATAAAGGAATGATTTTTTATAATGATATAGTTTTATTAAAAGCAAACGGAACGGCAGCAATGCGGGCGAAACCATATATGGCACAAAGAAAATTAGTACCAATACACGAATATATATTAGTATTTTACAAAGGCAACCCAAAAAATATAAAAGCAAATTATCCTGAATTAGATTTAAGTTATATTAACGATATTGAAACAGAAGAATAATGGCATACGATAAACAAAAGATATTTGAACAGGCAAAGGAAATGATAGGTGGTAGTGCTAAACGAATTACAGCCTCATTTGAATTAAAATAAACAGTGAAATAACAAAGATAATGGCGAACAAATTAGATAACCTTAAAAAGTTTGAAAAAGGCGAAAGCGGAAACCCAAACGGAAGACCCAAAGGAGCAAGGGGTAGAAGCACAATAGCACGTCAATGGTTAGAAGTAAATCAGTCACTAAAGAATCCTTTAACAGGCGAGAACGAAACTATGAGTCAAGAAGATTTGATGACTTTGGCATTAATTAAAAAGGCTCGTGAAGGAGATGTAAGTGCTTACAAAGCATTGATGGATTCAGGTTATGGCGCACCACTTCAACAAGTAGAACAAACAATAATAGAACAACCTTTATTCCCAGATGTTTAAAAGAACTTCTGCTACTAATAAAGTACTTGCTTTAAAAAAGCGGACTAAAATAATACAAGGTGGAACAAGTGCTTCCAAGACGTATTCTATTTTAGCAGTGTTAATAGACAAAGCAATAAAGCAACAGTTAGAAATAAGTATAGTTGCAGAAAGCATACCACATTTACGTAGAGGTGCTATGCGTGACTTTATAAAGATATTAAAGTGGACTAATAGATATTACGAAGAACAGTTTAATAAATCTTATCTAACATACCAATTTAAAAACGGAAGTACATTTGAATTCTTTTCTGCTGATGATAGTTCTAAACTACGAGGAGCAAGAAGGGATATACTTTACATAAACGAGTGTAACAATGTAACGTTTGAAAGTTACAATGAGTTAGCAATCCGTACAAAAAAGGAAATTTATTTAGACTTCAATCCTGCGAATGAGTTTTGGGTGCATAATGAGTTAAAAGATACAGAAGATACAGACTTTCTTATCTTGACTTATTTAGATAATGAAGCCTTAGACGAAAGTATCGTTAAAGAGATTGAGAAAAACAGGGAGAAGGCAAAGACTTCATCTTATTGGGAAAATTGGTGGAATGTTTATGGACTTGGTCAAATAGGAAGTTTACAAGGTGTAGTGTTTAATAATTGGAAAACTATTGATACAATACCTGAAGAAGCAAAGTTATTAGGGGTTGGAATTGACTTTGGATACACGAATGACCCTACAACGATAATCGAAGTGTACAACTACAATGGGCAACGGATAGTAAATGAATTAGTTTATCAACAAGGCTTAGTGAATAGCGATATCGCTAAACACCTGCCTAATAACGTTCCTATTTATGCAGATAGTTCAGAGCCTAAATCAATCGAAGAAATACGAAGATTCGGCAAGTTAATATCAGGAGTTACCAAAGGACAGGATAGTATCAACTTTGGAATTCAGATAATGCAATCACAAGAATATTTAGTAACGTCAAACAGTATTAATATGATTAAAGAGTTGCGAAGTTACTGCTGGGCAACTGACAAAACAGGAATCAAACTAAACAAACCTATTGACAATTTCAACCACGCTATTGATGCCATACGTTATCACGAAATGGAAACTTTAGGCTTAAAGAATAACAGAGATAAATATCATATATGGTAGAGCATATAAGCATTGAACATTATTCAGCAGTTATTCAAGATTACATATTTGACAATACAGGAAAGCGAGTAAAGATAGTATTCGATAATCCATTTTTAATGCACCGACATTTTCAACTATTATGCAAGGCATTTGATTACATACAACAGAAACACGGAAATTAAGTTATATAAATATATGAACGTAGATATACAAATACCAACTTCATTAGATGAGATAACACTTGGTCAGTATCAGGAATACTTAAAAGTTGTTGACCAAAATAAAGATGAGGAATTTATCGCACAAAAGATGATTTCTATATTCTGCAACATCAAGATGAGTTATGTTCAGATGATTAAGTATTCGGATGCTGTTGCTATAATTGAATCACTTACTAAGATGTTTGAAAACAAACCGAAGTTAGTGCAAAGATTCAAGTTAACGGATATGGAGTTTGGATTCATTCCTAATTTAGAAGATATGAGTTTTGGCGAGTACATAGACCTTGAAACAACTATCGGAAATTGGGAAACGATGAACAAGGCAATGGCAGTAATGTATAGACCTGTCATAAAGACGAAGAAAGAACAATACGAGATTGCCAAGTACACAGGAACGGAAGCATTAGAGGAAGCGATGAAGTTTGCTCCTATGAGTGCAGTATTTGGTAGTATGCTTTTTTTTTGGAATTTAAGCAGCGACTTATTGCAGGCTACGATGGACTATTTAAAGGAGGAAGTAACGGAAATGAATACTCAGCAGAAGCACAATTTGGAAGCAAATGGGGATGGTATAATTCAATCTATACAATCGCTAAAGGTGACCTTACAAGATTTGATGCAGTTACCGATTTACCCGTTAGGCAATGCCTTACCTACTTGATGTACGAAAAAGAGAAGAACGATATTGAAATAGCACGATTAAAGAAATAGATGCAAGGATTCTACAACATATTAGAAAGAATAAAACTTCAGTTAGAAGAAGACCCGAATGTAAACACGGTTACTTATGGCGACATCTTTAAAATTGACCTAAACAAACAAACTATCTTTCCGTTGTGCCATTTGATGGTAAATGAAGCAACGATGGAGAACAACATTTGGCGATTTAACGTTTCTGTTATTGCTATGGATATTCTCGATGAAAGCAAAGATAACATCACTGATTGGTTTGTAGGTAACACTAATGAACAGGACATTCTTAATACACAACTTGCAGTATTAAATAGACTTTTTCAAGTATTAAAGACAGGAAGTTTATCTAAAGACTTGTATCAGTTAGATGGTAATCCTAATTGCGAGAACTTTACAGAACGATTTGAAAATAGTTTAGCAGGATGGACAGGTACATTTGATGTGCTTATTCCTAACACAATGACTTCGTGTGATGGATTAGTACCTATTCCTGACGATTGTTTGGCTTCACACTTCATTATCAAAAACACGAATGATGACATTATTCAACAAGGTTACATTGATAGTGGAGCAGAAGAGATAATCACACTACCTGATACAACATTTAACGTATATGTTGATGAAGTACTACAAGAATCAATAGAAGTAGCAACTTTAAGCAACGAAACAATTAACATCGTATGGCAATAGATATTAACATAAATTCACAAATACTAACGTATGCCGATATTACTGAATTTCCTGCAACGGGTAGTGTAAAAACTATATACATAGCAGAAGATTCTGATTTCAGTTACTATTGGGATGGTACAGAGTATGTACAACTATCGGGAGGTGGTGGTGGAAGCCAAGACTTACAAAGTGTAACAGATATCGGAGCAACTACCACCAATTCATTAACAGTAGATAGTGTAAATGATTATGCTCAAATATATCCTTCAAGTATTGGCACACAAAATAAAAATAATAATACTTACTCTTATTTTAGTTCTGATGGTAGCATAGGTATAAGCAATGGAACTGCTGAAAGTCAATTAAGAAATACAAACGTTACAACTGATATTCTATTCTTTGAGTTTCCTAATAAAGATATTTCAGGAAGTTATACATTACAAACAACAGAGGAAAAAGGAATAGCAAATGGATATGCTTCTTTAGATTCTGGAGGTAAGATTCCAGCTACACAATTACCAAATTCTGTAATGGAGTTTAAAGGTGCTTGGGATGCTTCAACAAACACACCAACTTTAGCGAATGGAACAGGTAATGCAGGAGATGTTTATCGTTGTTCAGTAGCAGGAAGTGTAAACTTTGGAGCAGGTGCAATCAGTTTCGGTATTGGTGATTGGGTGATGTACAATGGTTCTATTTGGCAACATTCACCTGCTACAGATGCAGTGACTTCAGTAAATGGATTAACAGGTGCTGTTACTTTAACTATTCCTGCTGCACAAATTCAATCAGATTGGACACAAGGCAATACAAGTGCTTTAGACTACATAAAAAATAAACCTAATGTATTAACACCTTTAGGATATTATTTTGCAATACAAGACTCTACTACACAAGATAATCCTACTGCTAATATTCCACGAGCAGTAAAATTTGATACGATAGATTTAGCAAATGGTTTTTCTCTACAATCAGAAACTGCTATATTTACAGGAACTATAAATAATGGTGGAGCAGGTGCAGGAACTACATTAACTGTTACAAGTATTACATCAGGAACACTGAAGGTAGGAATGGTGTTAACGGGTGGTAGTATAACTGCTGGAACATTTATATCTGCGTTTACAAGTGGTACGGGAGGAGTAGGTACATATGTGGTATCAGTTTCTCAAAATAGAACATCTGCTACATATACAGGAACAATGACTTCTCAAATTGTATGTGCTAATACAGGTGTTTATAATTTACAATTTTCTTCACAAATGGATAAGTCAGATTCAGGTGTTGATTATGTAGATTTTTGGTTAAGAAAAAATGGAGTTGATGTAATTGGAAGTGCTGGTACTATATCATTACAAGGTAATAGTCCTGCATATATGATGGCTGCTTGGAATTATCTTATAGAATTAATAGCAGGAGATATTATCGAATTATATTGGGCTAGTGCTGATATTAATATGTCTATTACTTCACAACCACTTCAAACAAGTCCATATCCTCATCCAAGTATAGCATCTACTATACTAACTATAACACAACAAGCAGGAGTAATGGCTGAAACACAACTTGATAGATTACACGCATTTGCTTCTCCTTATGACTATAATGGTCACGCATCACAAGGAAGTTCAGAGAGTGCAGCAGTATGGACAATAACACGATTAACAATAGCAAGTAATGGAACAACTACTAAGGGAGTTGCTACCGGTGCTTGGACAAATAGAGCAAGTTTAACTTATATTTAATAATATGGCAGATTTATATCCATTTGCAGCAGGAAATTGGAGTACTAATAGTAATTGGTACAATGCAGCAACAGGAACAACAGTAAATAGACAACCTACAACAGGTGATAATGTATGGTTAAATAATAAAACAATAGTTGTGGATACTACAATAACTTGTGATAAATTAAGTAATAAAGCATTTACAGGAGCAGGTTTTAGTCCAGCAGCAGGAGGAAGTGCAACAGTTGCTTTAACAAATGCTTTTTATCCAACTTTAACAGTAGGAAGTGGTGGTATAGAAGCAAGTCAAGCAACAACAGCAGGTAATACACTTGCAATTTCAGGAACTTCGACAACTGGATCAACCTCATCATTTCAAATTTTATCCAGTGGTGATATAACGGGAGGATATTCAAGTGCAACTACTTCACACGCTATTTATATAACAGCTACAAATACAAAAATAACAATAACATCAAATAATATATCAGGAGGTATTACAAATAGCCTTTCAGCAGCAATATATAACAATGGTGCTGGAAACACTATTTACATTAATAACAATAATTTGATTTCAGGCAGTACATCACCTGCTATTATTTCAGCATCATCAACAGGTTCATTAATAACAAAATCAACAACAATAACGGGAGGTTCATCATATCCAGCCATTTTATATAGAGCAGGCGGTAGTAATAGTTCTACACAATATATTGGTTATACTTGGAATTTTGCTACAAATACAGAAACAGTTTCAGCAATAACAGATATAAATGCAAGTGCTACCGCACCAGCAATTCAATCTATAAATATTACAAGTGCAGATACATATAGTACAACACCTATTTTTGTACAAGTAACTAATTTAAACGGAAGTTCACAAGGATTTTTACCTATATTATCATTTAATGCAAAAATTTCAGCAACAAATATAAAATATTACAATACAGCAGGAACATTAATTACTTATCAAAACCAAACACCATCGGCAACAATAGTAACCGAAGCAAGTATTTGGGCATATCTAACAAGTGCAGCAACAACAAGTGGAAGTCTAGGGAAACTAATCACAGACAATCTTAATGCAACGGTTGGAAGTAGGGCAACTCAAACAAGTGTAGATACTTTAGCAGGTTATGTAGATACGGAAGTGGCTGCAATTAAAGCTAAAACAGATAACCTACCTGCTAATACTGCAACACAATTAACAACAATACAAACTGCAACGGATAGGATTCCAACAAATCCTGCAAGTGTTCAAAGTACAGGAGACCAAATAGCAACAATTAACTAATGTTAGAGCATCTTAAAGACGAATTAAATACGTTTAGAAAGCGAGTTATACAACAAGCGAAGAGTAACCTTACCAAAACAGGAAAGAACGCATCAAAACGCTTGTATAATAGTTTAGATTCAGACTTGAAAGGTAGTGCTAATTCTTTTCAGCTTGATTTTATGATGGCTGACTATGGAGAGTTTCAAGATAAGGGAGTAAATGGTTTAAAAATAAATAGAAATGCACCATTTAGTTTCAAGAAAGGAATACCAAGTAGAAAGATGCTTAATTCACTTGATAAATGGGTAGTAAAAAGAGGTATAGCACCACGAGATAAAAACGGAAAATTTATTGATAGAAGGTCTTTAAAATTTGCTATTGCCAAAAACATATTTAAGAAAGGTATCAAACCAAGTTTATTCTTTACTAAGCCTTTTGAAAACGAGTATAAAAAATTGTCAAATGATTTAATTGAAGCATACGGATTGGATATGAGTGAATTCCTAAAATACACACTAACAAATTACAAGAAATGAGTAAACCTATCATATTAGCGAGAAGTCC